GCCGTTTGAAATGGAGTGCTCGGACGCCGCGCAGTCCAAGCGCGACAGCGCCGACATCCGCCAAAAGGAACGCGAAGCCGCGATCACGCTGCCGGCCGACGTGCTGTCCCGTGGCATCCAAGTCAATCATGTCGCCGCTGCTGCCGCCGCACAGCGCCTGATCGGCAACGCCCGCCAGCGCTCGCAGCAGTACCAGCAAATGGTTCGTGACCTGGCTGTCGGCACCCCGACCGCCGGCGGCAACCTGGTCGCCACCGAACTGCTCGGCACTGCCTTCATCGATCTGCTGCGGAATCAGATGGTGCTCGACCGCCTGGGCGTCACCTTCCTGCGCGACCTCAACGGCAACATCGCCATCCCGTCGCAGACCGGCGCCGCCACCACCTACTGGCTCGCCGAAGGCAATGCGCCGACCGAGTCGCAGCAATCCGTCGGCCAAGTGCCGCTCACGCCCAAGACCATCGGCGCCTTCACCGACTACACCCGCCGTCTGCTGCTGCAGTCCTCCATTGACGTCGAGGCGTTTGTCCGCATGGACCTGGCGCTGCAGCTCGCGCTCGGTATCCAGCATGGTGCCCTCAACGGCACCGGCACCGGCAACATGCCAACCGGGCTGTTCAACATCGTCGGCATTGGCTCGGTCGCCATGGGTGACAACGGCGCTGCGCCGACCTACGACACGGTTGTCGACCTCGAAACCGCCGTGGCCAATGCCAACGCCGACGTCGGCAACCTGGCCTACCTGACCAACACCAAGGTCCGTGGCAAGCTGCGCAAGACGCAGGAATTCACCGGCACCAACGGCAAGGCCGTCTGGACCAGCGGCGCCGAACGCGGCATCGGCGAAGTCCTGGGCTACGACGCGTTCGTCACCAACACCGTGCCGAGCAACCTCACCAAGGGTAGCGCCAACGCTGTTTGCTCTGCCATGGCCTTCGGCAACTGGTCCGACATGATCATCGGCATGTGGGGCGGGCTGGACATCATGCTCGACCCCTACGCCAACGCCACCAGCGGCGGCAAGCGCGTGATCGCCCTGCAAGACGTCGATGTCAATGTCCGTAACGTCGGCTCGTTCGCTGTCGTCAAGGACCTGCTCACCCAATAACCCCAGCCCGCGAAGTAGCTACCCCGGCCCCGTTGTGGGGCCGGGTGCGAAAGCGGAAACCGGAGAACCGAAATGCCCAAGATTCTTATCCTCGAAGCCACTCAAGTCGATTACGGAAACGACCGGGGCGGCGAGCACGCAGACGCCAGCAGCATTGTCGATGTCGTCAAGGAACAAGCCAAAAAGCTCACCGAGCTTGGCCGTGCAGTCTACGTTGCCAAGGCCGATGATCCGAGCAAGGACGGCCGCTATACCGCGACCAAGGAAATGCTCGCTGCCGCCAAGGCCATGGCAGACGCCAAGGCCGCTGCCGCCAAGGCCAATACCGGCGGCGAAGGCTGATCACCGCCTGCCGCATCCCCTGAAACTGCGCGCCACTGGCGCGCAGCGCACATGGAGCCTCAGATATGAGCATCGTCCTTAATCTTGCCTCCGGCCGTGGCCAGCGCCTCGCCGTCTCCACGACCAGCGTCCAGAGCGCGCAGATCCCCACCAGCAGCATCGTTGTGCATACGTCTGTCGACTGCTACATCCGCCAGGGCGAATCCCCGGTCGCGCTTGCCGACGGCACTGATCACTTCCTGCCGGCCGGCGCCTACGTCCGTCTGAGCGGCATCACCAAGGGCAACCGTCTGGCGATCATTGCCACGACGGCTGGCACCGTTCACATCACACCGGACGCGTAACGTGGCCCGCCTCGATCTTCGTCTTGGGATCAACCTGACGCGTCAAGACCTGCTGTCTGTCGATGCAGCCTCCCTCGATCTCGACTTCACTCAGGAGCGTTACAGCATGGGCCTGATCAACAAGCCTTTCGGCGACATCATCACCTTCACCCGCGCCAGCGCGGCCACGCGGATCAATGCCGCTGGCCAGATCGAGACCGTGGCAGCAAACGTCCCACGAATCGACTACGACCCGGTAACGCTCCAGCGCCGTGGAATTCTGATCGAGGAACAGCGGACGAATTTGTGCAATCGGAGTTCGGTTTTCAGCACAGGAACTGCTCCAAACTGTACCCGTACCCTGTCTGGCGTTGGCAGCAAATACGGCACAAACTTCTGGTCCTTGACACAGAGCGCCCCGAGCAATGAAGTTGCAAGGTATCAGTTTGGCAACACTACAGCCGGTACGACTTACTCGGCACAGATGCTTTTGAAACGTGGAACTTGTGACGCTTTCATCGGGGATGGAAACTTAGGTCACTACGTCAAGTTTGATCTGCAAGCAGGCACGGTTTCCAGCACCAAGTCAGCAACTGGCACCATAAAAGCTGTTGGTGGCGGAGAATACCTATGCACCGCGACATGGACACCGGCATCTAACGGGTCTGCAATTATTGGTCCTTGGACAAACGGGGTAGCCGATCGTTATGCTATGCCTGCATCAGCGCTGGGAGAGTTTTGCTACGCAGTTGGAGCGCAGCTCGAAGCCGGCGCCTTTGCCACGTCCTACATCCCGACCGCCGGCTCGCAAGTCACGCGCGCGGCGGATGTCGCGTCGATCAACACGCTTTCGCCATGGTACAACCAGACCGAGGGGACGTTGTTTGCGGAATTTTCCAGCGTCGGCACAAACGCCGCGAAGTTTGTCTCCGTGGAAATAACTAATACCCCGCGATCGCGAGCGATCGGATTAACAAACGGCCATGGTCGCCAGGCATCCATTCAAAGCGGTACTTTTGTGCTGCAGGCGAGTTATAACTTCGGCTCCGTGACTGATGGTGTGACATACCGCCGGGCGATAGCCTACGGCGGAAATAAAGCGATCGCGGCGGACAGTGGGGTTCTCGGCCCGGAAGACACAGATTGTCTGATCGACGCGTTTGACAGATTGCTGATCGGCAACAACACAGCGGGCAGTCAACTTGCTGCGGGTTACATCCGCCGCATCCACTACTACCCCAAGCGCCTAACCAACGACCAACTCCAATCCCTAACCGCCTAAGGCCGCCATCATGCAAAACCACTACCTCAAGGCCGTGGATGCGGCCGCCCTGCGGGCCGCGCTGGTCGCGGCGTCCATCCTCGTCGCGGCCGACACCGACCCCGAATCCGGCCCCACGCTGGCCCCCGGCTACTGTCTCGACGAGATCGGCGAGATCATCAAGCCGACCGGCGACACCATCGAGGTCGACGGGGTCGATATCCCGGAAATGGCGCCGGTGCCTGGCTGGCATGCGAACCTGCTTGCCGATCTGTCGGACGAGCAGCAGTCCGCGCTGGCGGGTGTGCTGCTGCCGGTGCCGCCGGCCCAGCCGTATCGGGTGTGGGCGTGAGGCGCCGGCCGCACGTCCTGCAGACCGTGGCCGTGCTGGCGGTGGTGATGGCGCTGCTGCTCTGGCTGCTGACCGGATGTGCAACGCCGTCGGCGTTTGTTGCCGGTGCGGTGGTTTCGCCGCCGGCCGGCTGCACCGATGCACGTGAGCGCGGGCATGAATGCTGAGTTCCGCACGCTGCACCATTTGCACGCGCAGGCGCTGCAGCAGTTCCGCTATGTGTCTGACCAGCGCGCCTACGGCGTCGACGAGCACTGGCTGGCGCCGGATGAGATTCGCCGGCAGCTGGCCGGCAATGGCTTCGTGCTCGGTGACTGCGACGACTTCGCGAGCTTGTGCGTGATGCTGGCGCGCCAGCAGGGCCTGCCGGCGCGATTTGTCCTGTGCCTGACGGAGCGGGGCGAAGCGCACCTGATTGCGGAGGTGAACGGCTGGGTGCTGGATAACCGCTTCCCGGATGTCGTGCGGCGCGACGACATCAATTACACCTGGCTGACGATCTCCGGCTTCTCGGCCGGGGATCCGTGGCGATTGATCGAGGGCTGAGCATGATTGAAAAGATCGCTGAAATCTGGTGGCGCCTGACCGATTCGCTGCTGCTGTTCGCGTTTGGCTTGATCCTGGGCTGGGCGCAGAGCATGGTGGCGAAGGAAAAGGACAAGGGCGTGATCATTGGCCGGGCGGTGTGTGTCGGCGCGCTAGCCATGGCAGCAGGGACGGTATTGATCTGGGTGCCAGACCTGCCGCTAACCGGCCTGTTCGGCGTCGCCGGGATGCTGGGCAGCCTGGGCACGGTCGGTCTTGAGCGACTACTGATGCGAGTCGCCAACGCGCGCGGCGGGGAGGTGTCATGAGTGAACAGATTTTCGTCGTGATCATTGGCCTGGTCATCGCCGTCTGCGGCGCCAGCCTGACAACCCGCTGCCGTCACCAGCGCCGGCCGGGGAAACTCCCCGAAGACATCCAGTAACGCAGGCCGCCCTTGGGCGGCCTTGTCGTATGGGCAGCGAAACTTTTTTGCCTATTTTTGGCAGCGCCGCCCGACGACACTGCACGCCATGGACTTCGCTGCCGACCTTCCTTTCTTCTACGCCGAATTCGGCGTGCTGGCCCGTCACACACCCAAGAGCGGCGGCGCCAGCAAAGACGCGCTGGTGCTCTTCGACCAGCCCGGCGTCAGCATCGTCCAGGGCGAGATCCTCGCCACTGACCTCGGCATCCGCTTCCAGACCGCCAGCTTTCCCGTCGTGCGCAAGGACGACGCATTCCTCATCAAGGGCCAGTCCTACCTTGCCCGCGAAAACGCCCAGCCCACCGAAGACGGCGACGAGCAGACCGTCCCGCTGAAAAAGGCCTGACCATGCCATCCGTCGCCGAACAGATCCTTACCCGTGTTCATGCCTTGCTGCTCGCTGCGGATGTCGCCGGCGAGAACGTATTCCGCAACCGCACCGACCCGCTGGGCGACGACGAGCTGCCCGGCATCAAGGTCATGCGCGGCACAACAGACAACACCGCACACGCGAGGGGCGTCGACCGCTGCCGCTTCGAGTTCTCTGTCGCGCACCTGGTCACGGGTGCAGACGTCGAGACACAGGCCGATGCCCTGCACATGGCCAGCCATGCCGCCATCTTTGCCGACACCCAGCTCGCTGCCCTTGGTGTCGATCTGCGCTGCACCGGCACCGACACCGAGCCAGACGACGCAGACGTCGATGCCTACCGGCTGACCGCGCGCTATCAGATCCAGTTTTTGACCCGCCCCGGGGACTTGACCCGGTCCATTCAGTAAAGGAGATTCATCATGTTCCAGTTCGGTACCGGCAAACTTGTCGCCGTCCCCACCAATGCCGCCGATGGTTCTGCCATCGCCAACCCCACGCCGGTCATCCTCGGCACCATGCAGGACGTCACGGTCGACCTGTCGGTCGAAATCAAGACGCTCTACGGTGCCAAGCGCTACCCGATTGCGGTCGGGCAGGGCAAGGGAAAGATCGAGGTCAAGGGCAAGAACGCCGAAATCGACGGCGGCATCCTCGGATCGCTGTTCTTCGGCAAGCAATCCACCGCCGGCATCAAGGCTGCGGTATTTGACTTCGCTGCCACGATCCCCGCCGCGACGCCCTGGCAGCTCACGACCACGCCGCCCAATACCGGCACCTTCGTGGCTGACCTCGGTGTCGTCCGCACCGATACCGGCGTGCAGCTCTCGCGCGTTGCAGCAACGCCGGCCGCTGGGCAGTACGCCGTCACCGCCGGCGGGCAATACACATTCGCTTCTGCCGACCAGGGCAAGCCCATTGCCATCAGCTACGAGTACAGCGCCGCCAGCGGCGGCAGCATCTGGACCATGACCAACGACATCATGGGCTATACCCCGTCGTTCTCGCTGCTGCTGCAAAACGGCTACGACGGCAAGAGCCTGGTCATGAAGCTCAACCGCTGCGTTTCCGGCAAGCTCGCGATGCCGCTCAAGTCCGACGACTTCAGCATCGGCGACTTCGAGGCCTCGGCATTTGCCGACGCCGCCGGCAACCTCGGCTACATCTGCCTGTTCTGACCATGGCAGCCATTCACGTTCGCCCACAGCCCGGCGCCGGTCTCGGCGTCCGGGTTGCCGCCTGGCTGCGTGGCCTCAATGCCCGCCGCCTGTTGCGTCGCCTCACTGGCGCCGAAACCGTCATCCTGCAGGGGCGGGTCTGCATCGTCCGCGCCCGGCCGCTCGGCATCTGCCGCGATCTGGTGCCCGCACTGGTCCGCTGCAGCCGGCAGTTCGCTGCCTGGCACATCGACGAAGCGCTCTACGATGATCTGGTCACCGTCCTGGCGCTGGGCCTCAACGTGCCGCGTCCGGCCATCGAGCAGCTATCTGTGCCGCTGTGGGAGCTGGCGCCGGTCGTGGATCGCATCGCTCGCGTCAATGGCCTGCATGCGCTGGAGGCTGGCCGGTCCGACCCGGGGGAGTTCCTGCGGGCGCTGATGACGTTATCGACTGGGATGAATACATCGCCGTCATCGTCAGCGCCACCGGCTGGACCTGGGAATACGTCAACGATTCACTGACCCTGCCAGAAGCCAATGCCCTCTCTGACCACTGGCAAAAGGTACTACCAGCCCCGGCGCAACTGCGCCGGATCGCGCTCTTCCTTGGTATCCCTGACCCGGAGCCAGCGCCGGCAGCCACCGCCCCGCGCACGCTCGACGACGTCATGCGCGAAGCCGTCAAGGCCGGCATACCCATCGCCGAAGGGCGCCCAGATGACCCAATGCTCGACCTGCTGGACCTCTGATCATGGCCAACGATAACCGCCCCGAAATTGTCCTGGATGGCGATGTCTCGCCCTTCCGTCAAAAGCTGCGGGAAGCCGCTGCCGACCTCAAGCGCTTCGGCGAAGACGGCGAGAAATCGCTCGACCGCATGAGCGGCCCGCTCGATACGCTGCGCGAGAAGTTCGTCGCGGTCGGTGCACTGTTGGCCGGCGGCGCGGTATTCAAGGAAGCGGTCAATCAAGCTAAGGAATGGAACGAGCAGAGCCAGGACATGGCCGCTGCGCTCGGTATAACCGCAACAGAGGCCGGGAATCTCAAGGCGGCACTGGCAGAAGAGAACGTCGAGATGGGCACCTTCATGGCGGCGTCTCAGAAGTTGGCCAGCAACCTGAAGAACGACGAAGCGGCCCTGCAGGCGGTCGGCCTTGCCACCCGCGATGCCGCCGGTAACCTGCGGCCGCTTAACGAGCTGACGGTCGATGCCATCGAGCTTGTCGGCCAATACGCCGCCGGCACGGATCGCGCCATTGCTGCCAGCGAACTGTTTGGC